ATTAAAACATTACCTCGTAAACTAAAATATCCTAGAAGAAGAATATTTGTAGATGATACAGCAGTAGACATTACAATTGATGATCAAGGATTTGGAGCGGATGGTTTTGTTACTTATAATGATTTTGAAACAGGAGTTCCATATACAGGTTCAGCATTACCAATAGCTTCTACACGTGATGGATTTACTACATTTGGTTCAGGTCCAAGTATTACTACAGTATGGAATACTTTAAAACCAACAGAAGCAAGATTTACCTCTCAAACAAACATTGGTTTAAATAACGTAGATATTTCAGCAGAAACTGTTGATACAAGAGGTGATAATAATGTTGTTAGAAATAATGTACAAATTGCTCGTGTAGAAGGTAGTGATAACTTAGTTCAAAACAATGCATCATTTGTATCAATTACAGGTACAGAAAATACAATTGAGCAAGGTGTAAGTAATAGTGCTATACAGCAATCAACTACGTCATCTATCAGCGAGAATACCACGTTATCAACCATTATCGGTGGTGAAAACACCCGAATTAGTGGCTCAAATAAGACCGTTGTTATAGGTCAGGATTTAACAGTAGATGGAGGTAACAGTAATATTGTAATAGGTAACTTTGATACCAATACTAAAACAGTAAAAGACTTAATCAATACTGTAGTAATCAATCCTACCAGAGATTTAGAATCAAGAGAAAATATTAGTGGTGAAGATTTTAGTGGTAGAGCATACATAGGTAGTTACCAAGAGATAGGTTCACACTACAGTGATAATAATACTATAACCCTTTCAGCAGGACAAACATTATACCTAACAGGTTCTAACTATACAAATGATAGTGTTTATGATGTAAGTTGGACAGGTAGTGATGGTACAGCACAAGTTTACTTACCAGAAGTAGACCCAAATATTACTTCATTAGATAGAGGACAAGGTGGGTATAAAAGATATCTTAGATTTACTACTGATGGTACTTTTGATGCTGGTAAAAATGTAGGTATCAATGTAGCAGCAGGTGATTACTTAAATGGTAACTTCAATGGCAGTTATACTTTAGATGCTGCATACCAAAACCTTGAAATATATGGTATAAGGGAAAGTTACTGGAGAGTATTAGAAGCAGTAGTACCAGATAATACAAATGGAGGACATACAGGTGCTTATGGTAGTTTCTATTCTACACAAGACCAAGTAATAGTTGCTTCAGGTTCAGCACAACTTGTAACCCTTAATAGCACACAAGCCTCTAACAAGATTGCTTTAAGTGGTAGTGGTGCTATACAGATGGATTATAATGGTGCTTATAGCTTTATGTACACAGCAAAAGTCCAAAACTTTGATAATGCTATTCACTATGCTGATTTTTGGGTTAGATACAATGGTGTAGATTATCCTAACTCTACAGTTAGAGTTTCTTGTCCAGAAAGAAAAAATGCCACAACACCATTAGCAATGCCTGTAACAGTACAGCTATTAGATGTAGCAGTAAATGATGGTGATAAGATAGAATTATATTGGAGAGGTGATAGTACATTATTATCACTAAACTATCAAACATTTGGAGGTACAATACCAGCACAACCTTCAATAATAGCAGTAATACAAGCAGTTTAAAATAAAATAAAATGGCAACAGTAACAGTAAACGTACAAGCAAATACTTCAGATGCTACTCAGGATGTAAATCAGTTAGATAATGCATTAGAAGGAGCGGACAGAGCAGCAGAGGATTTAAATCAATCCCTTGAAAAGCAAGAAGCAAGAATTAAAACCTTAGGTGGAGCCATTAATATTTTAGGTGGTTCTGTAGAGTTATTAGCTTCTGGTTTATCAGTATCAGGTGCTTTAACAGAAGAACAAGCAGAAAACTTTACAAAAGTAGCTGCTGAGGCACTTTTATTCGCTGATGGTTCAAAACGAGTATTTGAAGGTGTTAAAGAATTAAATGAAGGTTTAAAAAACCAAGGTGGTATAATTGGTACAGTTGTTAGTTCATTTAAAAGATTAAGAGCAGTAGCATTAGCTAATCCATATGTTGCATTAGCAGCTGCGTTAGCAGCAGTAACAGCCGCAGTAGTAGCATTTACTAGAGATACTAAAGATGAAATTACTGAGGTAGACAAACTAAATGAGTCGTTAGATAGACAAATAGCAGCTTATAAAGGTGTTGGTGTAGCAGCATTAGGAGCAGATGTAAAATTAGCTCAATTACAAGCCAGTGCTAAAGCTAGAAACATTACTTTAGAGGAAGCAATTGAATTAGAGAGAGAAAGAGCTACACAAGCAAGAGATGCAGCAAACCTCACAAGATTAGATTTAGAAGCTGCACGTGAAAGAGTAGGCATAGATAAAGAACTCCTTGAAAAACAGATTGAGGCAGAAATATTAAAAAGGGAGAATGCACAAGAAGCATTGGATTTATTAGTTGCAACAGAGGTAGCTTATAAAAATATTCAAGAAGCAGCTGCTAAAGCACCTGGTGGTAGTAAATCTAAACCTGTAGCATTATACATTCAACCTAAAATTGTAGTTCCTGAAGGTGAGAAAGAAGTAGATACAATAGCAGAATACTTTGAAGCACAAACAGCAATAGATCCTCCTGTATTACGTCCTATTATCAAACCAGATTATGAGGAAGCAGATTTAGGAGAAACAACATTATTAGAACGTGCTGAGGTATTAGGTGGTAAAATTGGTGAAGCAATTAGTTCCCCAGCTGCAGAAGCAATTGGTTCACAATTAGAAGCAGCATCAGCATTTACTGCAGCATTAGTAGAAGTAATAGATGATGGTACAGAAGAAGGATTCGAAGCATCTAAAAAATATAAAATTGCAGAGGTAATTACTTCAGCAACACAAGCATCTTTCCAAGCATTTGCAGCAGCACAACAGTTTGGTCCTATTATTGGTCCAATTGTAGGTGCAGCTCAAGTAGCAGCAATTGCAGCAGCTTCATCTCGTGCTATCCAAGATATTAGAAGTGGTACATTTGATGGAAGTGGTATTGCTGGTGGGGGTGGTGCAGCACCTGCTACTATATTTACTGCAGGAACTCAAACAATAGGTGGTGCAACTGGTACTGTAGCACCTTCAGGACAAATGTCACAACCTGTAAGAGCATATGTATTATCAAGTGATGTAGCAGACGGATTAGAAGCAGATACGCTATTACAACAAAGAAGAACATTCCCATAATATGAAAATAGTTAAATTAGACATTGACGAAAATAGTATCTTAGCAGGTATTGATGCAGTAGCATTAGTAGAACAACCAGCTATAGAAGAGGATTTTATGTATTTTAGCAAACAAGAATTTGCAGAAACATATAATGACTATCCTAAAGCAGCAGTTGAGGCAGCTAAACAAGGTATTAAACGTAATAAGGAAAACAATAATAAATGTGCTACCCAGGTTGGTAAAGTAAGAGCACAACAATTAGCAAACGGAGAATAATCTATCATTAGATACAATCCGTAGAATGCGTTCATTCCTTATTAGACAAAAAGACAACTACGAATTACAACGTGATAGAAAGAACTATGATGCTTGTGGCTATATCTCTTATCTCTTATGGGGTGGCGAGGCTGCTTTACCATGGGCAGAGAAAAAACTAAGACAAGCAGGTGAAGAATTTGATTTAGATGAAGCATGTCAACCAGGATATAAAGCAATAGGACTAAAAACTAAAAATGGTAGAAAAGTTCCTAACTGTGTTCCTGTAGATAATTTCAATGAAGCATTATTTGAAGAATTCCTAAAAACAGAAGCATTTAACATTGTAGATAGAATAGAAGGTGTACCTGTTTACTCTATGAAGGAAGAAGCAATAGCTAAAGCTAAAGAATTGGGTTGTGAAGGATATCACGAACATACTTTAGCATCAGGTGAGATTGTTTTTATGCCTTGTTCAGAACATACAGAGGCTACTGATAAAGTACTTTCAGAAACATTTGATGAAATGGGAACTGAAGAACAAGATGCTATTATCAACGCTTTAGATAACGTGGGAATTAGCGATGAAGAAATGTTAGGCGCGGGTTATATTGAAGTGGATAAGGACGCGTTTTATAGACAGGCATTTGCGCAAATTATCACCACACCTAATAAACCATCTCAAGCAGACTTTGGTAACCTAGCTGTTCGTTACAAGTATACAGGACCTAAAGATAATAGAAATAGAAAATTCTGTGCTCGTTTAATGAGCCTAAATAAAATATTTAGACGTGAAGACATCAACAACCTATCAATCACAGGAGAAAATGTTGAATTCGGAATCTATGACATCTTTAGATATAAAGGTTCCTATAACTGCCGTCATTACTGGGCGGAAAAATTCTATAAACGAGACAGCTCTATTTCAACAGCTAAAAGAGCACTTGCAAACTCTAACAGAATTTTAGATGGTACAACTACTAATACTGCTGTAATACAAAAATCAGGTAAATCAGATTCAGTACCTGGATTAGCTAAAACATCATTTGCTGCACTTGATGAAAAACAAATGTTAGTAGGTCCATTAATGGTACCAAACAAACTTATTCCTCGTATTGATGAAGATGGTAATGAATACTATGTTTACTTTACTGAGGATACTATCAAGAAACTATCCTACAAGATGATGAAGGATAAACTGATTGATTCTGTAAACATTGAGCATGATAATGCGGATAGAGTAGATGATGCTTTCCTTGTAGAAACATGGTTGATTGAAGACGATAAAACTGATAAATCCAGAAAATATGGTTTTGATTTACCTAATGGAACCTGGATGGGAATGTATAAAATAGACAATACCAGAATCTGGGAAGACTATGTTAAAACAGGATTAGTAAAAGGATTTAGTGTTGAAGGTTTCTTCCAACAATATGCTATGTCTAAAACTAAATGTCGTAAAAACGGAGGTTGTGCCTGTGGTAGAACTGAGAATCCAAATGGACTATGTGATGGTAGTCATTTAAAATAGAAACCTTATGCCCCTCCCTACTCCCAAACCATTCGAAAGATTAGATAAATATCTCAATAGATGTATTCCAGTAGAAGTTGAAGCAGGTAAATCACAAGCTCAAGCAGCAGCCATTTGTCGCACCAACTATCTCTCCTCTAAATAACATTATATTCAGAAGGTATCAACTCTCCTTTACGAGATCACGTTTAAGTGTTTAAGTAATGGGGAGTTTTCTTTTGATATTTATATATGCGGCATCATGGGGTGCTGCTCCAATTTATTAACCCAATCATAAAATTATGACTTCAAATGAATTAAGAGACTTGGTGAAAAGCCATTTCAATTTAGTAGAAGCTGAGGTAGCACCCGAAAACACTGTAGAAGAAACATTTGCAACTGAGGAAGCAACCAAAGAAGAAACTAAAGTAGAAATGTCTGCTGAGTCTACTGAAGAAGTAATTGCTGAAGAATTTGACGCTCGTACTGATGCAGAGGAGGCAGGCTATTTAGATGGTATCAAGGATGAAAAAGCCGATATCAAAGCCGACCTAGCTGAACATGAAGGTGAGGAGAAGGAAGAAATGATGGATGTAGAATCTATCGTTGAAGCAATCGTTTCAGAAGTAAAAGAAGAAATGAAGAAAATGAAGGAAAAAATGGCTGAGTTAGAAGAAAAAGTAACAGTAGTAGTAGATGCTCCAGCAGCAGAAGCAACTATGATGTCTTCTAAACCAGCTCCTAAAGCTAAATTTTCAACATTCAATGTAGAGACTGCAGCAAATGCAGACAGAATCAAAGCCGCAATGGCACAACTTAAAACTAAAAACAAATAATCATGGCATTAGACGTAAGCGCACTTAATGACTTCAATAACGAAGTTGCAGGTGAATTAGTAGCTAAGATGGTTTACGGTGGCTCTACAATGGAGTACATCACCATCAAAGAAGGCGTGAAATTCCAAGAACCAATTAACTTAATGGAAGTTGATCTACAGATCCAAACAGGAACTTGTGTATCTACTCCTTCTGGTTCTTTAGATTTTTCACAAAGAAACATTACAGTATGTCCACGTACCTCATTTGATGGTATCTGTCTTAAAGACATGGATCGTACTTATTTAGGAATTTCAGCTCTAGAAAGAGGTTCGTACAACGAAACATTCGCTCTAGCAACTAACTACTCTGAGTTGTTGGTAAACCAATTCCAGAAATCAAATGACTCGTTCCTATGGACAGCAGTATCAGGATCATCTCCTTCTGGTTGTTCTTCTGACGGTTTGAAAACAATCATCTCAGGTTCAACTGCTGGTGTAGTAACTGCAGGTACAGGTGATGCAACATTGGCTAACTTGGAAGTAATGCTTGCTGCATTAGCTGATGACGTAGCTGATCGTGATGACTTAACATTCTTCATGAGTGTAAGTAAATTCCGTTCATTGATCTCAAACATCCGTACTCAAAACAACTTCTACTTTGATCCAGTAAGTGTTCAAAACAGAGGTGGTATCTTGGAAATTGGCATGCCATTCCAAAATGCTAAAATTGTAGGTACAACTGGTTTGAACGGTTCATCAAGAATCGTATTAGGACCTGCTAAGCAAATTGTTGCTGGTACTGATTTGATGAGCGATTTCTCTGAGTTCCAATTATGGTATGATATCAATTCTGACCAATTGAAACACAGAATCTCAACTAAACTTGGTGTAAACGTAGCTTATCCAGAGTTCTGGGTATCTAACGACGTAGCCTAATAAATTAACCTTGATAAGGGGAGGATTTATTCCTCCCCAAATCAAATTAAAACCAGAATAATATGTCAACATGTGATATTACATCAGGATTTACGCTAGGTTGTAGAGACAACACTGGTGGGATTGCGAATTTATACATTCTATCTGGTTCTATCGATAGCGTTGTAGACGCAAGTGAAGGGTTAATTGCAACTATTTCAGGTAGTGGTGAATTTTTCAAATTTGAGTTGTTCCGTCAAACTTCAGATTTTACTGAAGCGATAACTTCAACTCCTGAAAATGGAACTGTATTCTATGAGCAAACACTAAATGCAGTGTTCTTTAAGTTACAGTCTTCTACCCGTAATCAAGTTAAAGTATTAGCACAAAATCCAAATTTAAAAGTAGTTGTTGAAACTAATAATGGTACAGTTGATGGCGTAGGTCGTTACTGGTTATTAGGTGAAGACAGAGGTATGCAGTTGTGATCCGGTACAGGAGCAACAGGTACTGCATTTGGAGATTTAAATGGTTATTCTTTAACCTTCACAGGTCAAGAACCAAACCCAGCATCTGAGATTTCAGGTAGCTTAGCGGGTGCACTTAGCGGTATCACTTTAGGATAATAAATCAATTAGAAATGGGGTTATGGCTTATGCTGTAACCCTATTTTTTTTATAGAAAATATGCTACAATTTAATAAGTCCCTTGGAACCAACACAAATGCTGCGTATATTGACACGTTCAATACTTCGTCAGGATACTATGATAGTTTAGCTATTGTTTATTCTCAGTCATATGACAATAGTAATGGAACATTTAAAATAACAACAACATCATCTCCTACTCAGTATAATAATTGGTTAGTATTCCAGAATACAGGTAGTTTAGTTCCTAGTTATACAGGACAATATGATGTAGGTATTTACACAAATATAGAAATACCAGCAATTTGGAATCAAGTAGCTGTTGCTTGGGATTCTTACAATGAAATATGGGATACTGCAGGTGATGAACAACCTGTTGATTTAATTTACTCAGATAGAGCTTGGGTTTCAGGTAGCAACAATGTGAATATAACTCAATATGTATCGCCAAACGAGAACGGAACATATACAACATACAATGGATAAACTAAAATTTGCAAATATTAAAAAAGAGTTTAATACTCGAATTAATATTCTAGAAAAAAATACTGATCAATACGTCAAGTTTGGTCAGTATAACTCATTCCCAAACGATTTAATTGATCTTTATAACAACTCATCTATTCACAATACTTGTGTAAACGCAATTGTAGATGGTATTGTAGGAGAAGGTTTAACAGCAGATCCTGAATTTGTTTTAGATAAAGCTAATTCATCAAGCGAATCATGGAATGATGTATTTAAAAAAGTAGCTCAAGATTATAAATTGTATGGTGGTTTTGCAATAGAGGTTATTTGGAATAAATCCAGAACTAGA